GCATGATAGTTATAGGCCCAGATAGTTATAGTAGTTTTTTTCATTTACACACCTTGTTGTAGTTAAAAAAAGGGCCGTTTTTAGGCGGCCCTTTAAATTATTTATTATACTGCGTCAGATCCGAATATGCCTCTTGGATCAGAGAATCCAAATACATATCTTTCTCTAGCTTTGTATCTTACGTTTCCTGTGTCAAAGTCACCTTCCATAGAAGTTTTGATAGGTGATCTAACAAAATGTTTAAGACCATTTGGAACGTCAGTTTTAATGAACCATTTTTTTGCAGCCGTTAAGTAGTGATTTACTACGTAACCTTGAGGAATCATCCCCATGTTTTTGATTGCATTGATATCATTATCTGCTGTACCAGTTCTACCTTCAGACTTCATAAGTCTGTCAGCAGTAAATTGAAGCTCAGAAGGAATAATCATTTTCATTCCTCTAGCCGCAATTTTTAGGCCTCTTTCGTCAGTCAGTGCAGCGATGTCTATTAAAGACTGCTCCAATGATGTTTCGTTAAGATCAGCTGCAACTGCTAATGTATTTCTAAAAGATCCTGAAAGCGTTGGGTGAGCTGCACTCATTAGTGCTACTCCATCTCCGCCTGCAAAAACATTATTAAAACCATTATTCAATACTGCTGCTGCTTTAACTTGCTTAGTGTTTGCCATAGATCTTGCTAACGCTTTTGTATATCTAGACGCAAGTCTGTCATACAAGTTATCTTCGATAGCTTCTTCTGTGATTGCAAACGCTAAAGCGATTGTTTCATTTGTGTAACGTGCTGTGAAAGTTTCTTGTGCATCGTCAAACTGAACGCCTTGGCCTTCAGGTTTAACTGCTGCATTAGCAAAACCAGATAACATTACTTCTTCTTCGAAGGCTCTGTCAGATGATTCTGTGTCAAAAATTTCAGCGTGCTCGTTAGCATACTGTTTGTACTCAAGTCCAAATAGTGCATTTAGACCTGGCTCTAGTTCTTTAACTAGTTGTGCTCTTGATATTGCCATGTTTTTATTCTCCTATTTGGGGTTATGCTAGATAAGCGCTAGCTTGAGGGTTAAGTGTAACAATAAGATCTGTACCAGGGACTGTAACGTCTGTCTGATCCATAACATTTGCTGATCTTACGATTTTCCACATGTAGTTAGCTAGACCAGTAGTTGCAACTCCACTTATATCTAAAGTAGAATCAGACTGACCACTTACACCTGCACCAACTGAATTTAAGTTGAAACCTGTGTTAGTCAATGTGTTGAAGCTAGCATTAGTTAATGCTGCGTCAGCTCTTACTGTGTACTCTTGCACCGGGTTAGTATTTACAAAAGCCGTAATATTTGCACTACCCGTGTTGTAATCAACTGAAGTCAGTTGACCTGCAATCAAACCATTAGTCCATGAAGGTTTTCCAGTTGCGTCAACAAAAGTTGCGCCATTGAAAACACCTAAGACTTTGTTTGTGTTTGCTCTACTGTGATCCCATCCTACACCACCTTGTATGCCATCTGTCATAGCCAGTGCTGAGGCGTCTTGAATAAATCCAAGAGAACCATTACCTTGTGCAGTTTGCATTGCGACAGGGCTTCCTTTAAAAATAGCAACGTTAGTTGCTACTGGTTGAACTAAAAATTCAGATTGACCACCTGTAGCTGGAGTATTTCCAACTGTCATAGTCTGTCTGCATCCATAGCCCGCTGTTTGTGCGTTTGCCATATTTTTTTTTCCTTTTTATGTACCTGCCTCGAAAGGCCTCCAGTACGGTTTATTTTATAATTTTGTTGGACTTAGAATTACTTCTTTGTACCACCAAAAGTTACACGAGTTTGCCTTTCATCATTGATTGGCATACTTGGGTGCTGTTCCTTAAGAATGTCGTTTTTAATTGCGTCATCTTGATCCTTAGTTTGTTTTGCAAAATAAGATTCACGTGACTTCGCGATTTCTTCAGATATCCTAGCCAGCAATAGGCCTCCCACTGCGATTACTCCTGCGTATTTTCCGTCTTTCATAGTTGGATAATCAGTTTCGGGATATTCATCCGCTCTAACTAATTCCCATCCGGATCTTAACTTTCCTACCATGTTTTTTGTATCGTCAAAACCCATAGTCTCAGCTCTGATCCATCTATGCCTATATCCGTTTGGCGCAGGTGGTGCATCTAGTGATGAGGGTGGAGTCCACGTAGTTTTTTTTGCTTCTTTAACTCTTGTAGAACTCGCACGAGAAGTTTTTATTTTTTCATTTTCCATATGCTTATACTCCTTCTGTGATGTTTAATTGTTTCGCATAGTCTTCTAATGGCACGCCTAATCTTTTAGCAATTGCTACCTGTGATGGCGAGAGTCTCACAGTTTTTTTGCGTCCTGTTGTAGAGCTCGAACGTCTAGCTGATGCTACATTCTGAGCAGGTTTTGCTCTTTCTGTAGAAGTGTTATCTATCTTATCAAACTTATGAGGGAATTCAAGTCTTATTCTTGAATCAACTTCCTCATAATATTCGTTAGATTGTGGGTCGTATCCTTCTTCTTCCACCAATTTTTTATGAAGATCAAAGGCAGTGTGAGTCATTGCTGAATCAGTGCCAAACCAAGTGTTTTTACTAGCCCAATCTTCCGCTTTAGGATCAGATTGTGCTCTTCTAGGTGTAGGGGCCTGATAAGGCTGTTCTACAACTCTTTGTTTTGGTTGTTCTTCATTAAGTTTTTTTAGTGCTCCTAATCTTGATGCATCTTGAGCAAGCTTAGCCATATTTTCTTGAGCTTTAACTTGATCATCTACATTACCTGCTTCAATTGCTACTCTTAATGCTTGTCTTGCAGCATCCATGTTTGTAGTAACTCTTGATTCAAACTCGTTAACATAAGATTGATCTAAAGTAGAAAGTTTTTTTTCTAATCTTTCTTTATCTAATTTAGTAGCTTGAGCAAATTGAACAGCTTCTTCTCTTTGTCTTTCAGCTTCTCTCATTTTACGAGTTAATTTAGAAATACGTTTTTGAACGCTATCACTATAATCTTGTAACTCATCTTCTGGTTTTTCTTTTTTAAGTTTTACTTGTCTCTCATTTTCAAAAGATTTATCTTCTGCTGGGACTTGTTCAACTTCTATTTCTTCTACTACTGGAGCTTCCGTTTTTTCAGGTTCTCCTTTATCATCTAAATTAATATCTGCTCCGACTGTTTCGCCTACATCAATTAATTCTTCTAATGGTCTTGTGTTTTCGTCTGGCATAGTTTCTCCTATGTTGTTAAATTAAATGAAGAAGAGATTCAGGATCTTTAACAGTTCCTAAAACTTCATCATCGTTAAGTATTCGCACTTCTCCACCTTCAATCGGTAATCTTGAACCCGCGTAACGAGCAAAAATAACCCAATCTCCTTTTTTACACCAAGGATCATTAAATTTATCTTTATCCTTGTATGCTAAATCTCCCATCTTTAAAACATAACCACAAGTAGTTGCGATTCTTGCTTTGTCTAAAGTTTCTTGAGAAAATAGTATTCCTCCATCTGATTTATTTTTAGGAGTAAATGGTAAAACTAAAAGTCTGTAACCTGATGGATTTGGTAATTCATCGACCGTTTCACTTCCAATATTTTCTGGACTTAAAGGTTCTGGTTCAGGGGGTAGATTTTTTTTCTCTTCTTCGTATTTTTCTTGTAGCGCCAGTTTAATTTTTGGTGCTTCCGATGTCGATAACGTTTCCTTGCTCATCTTTTTGCTCCTTAGGTTTTAGCAGGTTAGAGATATCCTGTAATGTTAATTGTATTCCGTGTGCTTGTCCTACTAGATATCGGTATTTTTCCATACTGTCAACCCCTCCCGCCAAAAGAGCATCTCCTATAACTTGTAGTCTTTCTTGTAGCGATTTTTGTGTCTTGCTTATTATTAGTATATCGTCCATTTTCTCTCCTTACAGTTTAAATTGTTGCAATACTTTTATTTTCTCTTCAGCATTAGCAATTTTTTCTATTTGTTTATCTACTTCATCAATATGTTGTGGGTGTTCTCCTATACCTACAGAATTTTCTAAGTAAATTTTAAGTGTAGCATCGGCTTCTGCTATCTGAGCTTCATACCTTGCTTCTAATGCTGTTATTATTGCTGCTTTCATTTTTTTGCTATTTTATCTTTATTGGGTCCTTTTTTTATCACATAATCTTGAGTTCCGCTAGCCCCTGTTTCAACTTCTTTTTTTAAGTTTCTAAACAGATTCATCTCAGTAATTTTTTTATACTTCTCTTTTAAAAAACTTTCTATAGCTTTAGTGTCTCTCATTAACAGTTCCATTTTTTAA